CATCGGCATCAATCACTACGGTGATGAGGAGTTCGGCTGGTTCTGCGAATCCTGCGAAACGCAGCATGAGACTTGCCATTGCGGCAACCCGGCTCACGAATTCCAATGCATCGACTGCGACCTCAAACTCATCCTCAAGACCGAAGGCGAGCTGGAGTCTTGGATCGAATGGCTGGAAGCCAACAATGACCCCAAGAGTCATGAGGTGCGTTACGCCACATTCCTCGTCAAAGCCGCTCAAGCCAAACTCGCGGAGGCCGCATGAACACCGATACCAATCCTCGCGCTTACCAGAACGAGCTCGACAACATTGCCAAGGATCTCGCCGATCTCGTCGACAATATGTCGCTCGACCCGCTCATCAAACACGCGATCACCTACGCCTACGCTCTCGGCAAGGCTGACGGCTACGTTGCCGGTGTGCAGGCTGTGACGGGAGACCAGCGATGAAGTCTCCTTGGCCGCAGTTCATTGGCATCGCCCTTCTATTCTTACTGGCTGCCGCACTCGACCCGTGCGGTGACGGCGGCTGCTCACAACAGGAGATTATCAATGCCCATCGATAACGCCCCTTGGGGCAACGACGATCAGAGCTGGTGGCACCAGCAGGATCAGGAACTCGAGCAGCTCGACGAGCAGGAGCGCATTGCTGCCTGCGACCGGGCGCTTGCCGAGTTAAACGCAATAATCGAAACCGAACTAGACAAGATTTACAGGAGCCTGCCGTGAAGATTCAAGAAGAAGAATTCGCAATGAGAACCATATTCTGGTTGGTGATAATCATAGCCGTGCTGGCAATTCTGACTTTAATTCCCGTAGTTGTCGGGATCTGGGTGAGGGCATTGTCATGAGCGATCTGTTAAAGATCAACGTCAACGATCACGTTGAAAAGAAGAACGGACTCTCGTATCTGTCGTGGGCATGGGCTTGGGCAGAGGTGCTCAAGATCGACCCCGCGGCTCGGTACACGGTTCACGAGTACGATGGTCTGCCGCTGGTCTATCTCAAGGATGGCAGCGCGATGGTCAAGGTCTCGGTCGAGATCAAGGGCGACATCAAGACTTGTCTGCTGCCGGTGCTCGATCACCGCAACAAGCCGATCGAGAACCCGAACAGTTTCGCGGTCAACACCTCGATCATGCGCTGCCTTGCCAAGTGCATCGCGTTACATGGCCTCGGCCTCTACATCTACGCCGGCGAGGATCTGCCCGAGGCAGAGAAGGACGAGATGGAGACCAAGCTCGATGCCCTCCTCGCTGACTGCAACACGCTAGAGGAGCTGACTACGCTGTACCAAACCCTGCCGTTAGATTTTGCCAAGAATCACGCCGCCAAGTTTTCAGCTCGCAAGAAGGAGCTCGCCAATGCGTAATATCATCATCGCTGCTCTCGCCTTTGGCTCGGTTGTTGCCCATGCCGGCGTCTTTGCGACCGCAGACAACGCGCCGAAGTTTGGTGGCAAGACGGTACTGACCACCGACCCGTGCCTGCTGAAGATCGACACCAACCAGTTTGGCGTGAGCAAGGCTAATCTCGACGGACTACAGCGCGCCTTCTACTACACCAAAGACGGTGAGACGAACGAGGGCTGCTGGAAACATGAGTACGGTTCGGTGCTGCTGGTATGGCCGAGCGAGAACATCATGCGCCGCCGACCGATCGGCAACTTCGATCTGACCCAGCGAGGATGGGAATGATCTACTCCCATGCGGGTGCGCTCCCAGCGCATCAGTACGTTTGGGTGGAGCCCAACGCCCTCGGCCAGCATGACTGGTTGCAGGGCGTCTGGTTCGGTCTGACTTGTTACCCGGGCCGCGCCTTTGGATGCCATGTGATGCTCGAGTGTGGAGCGGTTTACCGTAACGTGCCGTTGCATCAGGTTGCACACCGTAACACCGCGGCACCGTGGACTGCTGCCGACGCCCAAACATGGGACGCCTACGGCTACGAGTTCAGCATGATCGAGTACCCGTACCTTGCTGGCATGAACGGCAAAGCCAAGTGCAAGGGCGGTGAATATCAGGGACACTACCTGTTTACTTTGGTGCCGATCGGTGATGCGTTTAGCGCCACACCGACCCAATCCAAAGAGTTCTATTTCATGCAGCTCACCAACGGGCGATATACCGCCCAGCCCACCAACCATGTCCTGCTCGAGGATCGCTCGTTTACGGACACCCTTACATGGCCGACGTTTCTGCGCCGGCAAACCGATTGGCATTCATCGGAGGAATAATGGAACAACGATCACCAGAATGGTACTCGGCGCGTCTCGGACTCGTAACCGGGAGTGCTATCAGCAACGTACTGATGGACAGCAGCAAAGCCGGCTACCGGAATTATCAAGCACAGCTCGTCTGCGAGCGCCTCACGGGAGAGCCTACGGAGACCTACGTTAGCCCCGCGATGCAGCACGGCATCGACACCGAGGATGAAGCTCGCGCCGCCTATATGGCTCGTAATGCGGTCATCGTCGATCAGACCGGATTCGTCCGGCACCCGAAGCTTGAGGCAGGCTGCTCACCGGATGGGCTCGTCGGCGAGGATGGACTCATCGAGATCAAGTGCGTCCAGCCGGCGACCGCCTTGGACTTGCTTGAGTCGAAGAAAGTTCCGACTGATCACTACAGCCAGATCCAATGGCAGCTCGCCGTGACCGGCAGAGACTGGTGCGATTACGTCGTGTATCAGCCGAAGCTGCCGGAGCGCCTGCGCTTGAACGTGATCCGCGTGACGCGCAACCAAGCCGACATCCTGAACATGACCGAGAAGGTCGAGAAGTTCCTTGAAGAAGTTCGACGCAAAACCAAAGCCCTAAAGGAGATGACCCTGTGAAACAGTACGATAATACCAACCGCGGCCTGCTAGCCAAGAACGATCGCAAGCAGAGCGAGAACCAGCCGGACTACACCGGCAGCATCAACATCAACGGCGTCGAGTATTGGCTCAACGGCTGGCTCAAGACCGGGCAGAACGGCAGATTGGCAGGACAGAAGTTCTTCAGCCTTTCGGTCAAGCCAAAGGATGGTCTCGCCGAACCGCGTCCGGCTCCGAAGCAGCAGCAAGTGACCGAGACTTTTAGCGACGACGACATCGCGGATATCCCGTTTTGAAACGAGTATTCCCCCGCGGCACTCAACCAGACCAGATCGCGCAAGCGGTCTCGGTCTTGGTGCGAGGGCTTGATCCTGCCATCTCATGGCAAGTCACGATCGAGGCATTTAAGCCGAAACGATCCGACAGGCAGAACGCATTCCTATGGGGCGTGATATATCCGTCCATCCTTGAAGGAGGCGGCGAGATGCTGCGAGGCTGGACGGCAGACGATCTGCACGAATACTTCCTAATCGAAGCATTCGGTTCCGAGATCATCGAAGGCTTTGGACGCAAACGGCATAAGCCGATCCGCAGATCTAGCAAGCTCACTAAGCAGGAGTTCAGCGACTATCTTGCCATCATCGAGGCCAAGTGCGCGGAGCTCGGCATTCACATACCGGAGCCATCGTATGAATAGGCATGAGGAGATGAGGCAACAGGTCGCCGAGTTTCACCGGCGGCATCCCGAAGTCTGGGAGATGTTTGTGCAGTTCACATTCCAGATGATCGATCGCGGATATAAAAACTATTCTGTGAATGCGATCTTCGAGCGCATACGATGGGAGAAGGATAGCGTCGGTGGGGATGGCTTAACCTCGTTCAAGCTGAACAACAACTATCGCGCCTTCTATTCACGCCGTTTTATGAAGATGTATCCTGACCATGCAGGCTTTTTCCGCATCCGGCAGCAGACATCCGAGGAGCAATCTGCAACGGCAATGCGAGAACTCACGCCAGCTTATTACGCATGAACTGCCGCAGCTGTCGACACTCCAAGCATGACGGCAAGCAGTTATTCTGCACCGCCAATGATTGGCCGGCAGACTACCGCTGCAACCATTTCAGTTACGAACCCGGCACAGATGAGGTCGAGTATGACGATCGACAATCAAAGCCCAGCGGGAGCGTGGGCAGACGAGCTCAAGGCCGCACCGTGGGCGTACGGCCAAGAGCG